TATGTTTAGATTTCTCTAGCGGTGTATGTATTATCCATTCATCTGTAACGGCTGGCTATATTCCGGTCAGGGGTGTTTGTAGAGTCGTTGATAACTCAACAGGCACAGCTAATGTAATTGATGAGACGGTTAATAATCTAGTTAGTACTAACTCAACAGCTCTTGGAGTTATTAATACAGGAGTAAAAAATTCTTCTTTGTTTATACCACACACTACGGACATTTAAATGGACGCTATAGATTTTTTAAACGCTATATGGCCTATAGCTGTAGGATTTGTTACGCTTGTTATTGTCTTAGCAAAGATGCATGGAGATATAGAAACTCTTAAAGAAAAAATAAAAGTTTTATTTGAACTATGGAATAATAGAAATGACTAAGAAAAAATCTACTGTTAATAAAGCAGGAAACTATACTAAACCTACTATGCGTAAAAATCTTTTTAATAAGATTAAAGCTGGCTCAAAGGGAGGCAAAGCTGGTCAGTGGTCAGCACGTAAGGCTCAGATGCTGGCTAAAGAATATAAAGCTAAAGGTGGAGGATACAAGTAATGACTCTTAAAAAACCTCAGAAGTCTTTAAAGGCTTGGACAAAACAAGACTGGGGAACTAAGTCTGGTAAGCCCTCTACGCAGGGGCCTAAAGCAACTGGAGAAAGATACTTACCTAAGAAGGCTAGGCAATCTTTAAGTTCTTCTGAGTACGCTAAGACTAGCGCAAAAAAACGTAAGGATACAAAGGCTGGTAAGCAACACAGTAAGCAGCCTAAGAAGATTGCAAAGAAAACTAGCAAGTATAGAAAGGTATGATACGTTTTATTGCTGTAACATTTTTATTATTTGTATTAGCATGGCTAACTAAAAAAGAAGAGGAGTTTTTAAATGACAAAAGGTAGAGACCCAAGATTAGAACGCGCAGGTGTAAGCGGTTTTAATAAACCTAAAAGAACTCCTAAGCATCCTAAAAAATCTCATGTTGTTGTAGCTAAAGAAGGGGATAAGGTTAAGACTATTCGCTTTGGTGAGCAAGGAGCCAGCACAGCAGGTAAGCCTAAGTCGGGCGAGTCTGATAAAATGAAAAAGAAAAGAGCTAGCTTTAAAGCTCGTCATGCTAAGAACATTAAGAAAGGTAAGATGTCTGCGGCTTACTGGGCTGATAAGGTTAAGTGGTAATTACTTAACTGCTCTTACATCTAGTCGTTCTGCTTGAGCAACTTTAATTGATAGCTCTAAAATAAAATCAGCATGTTTCTTTAAAAGCTGTGTCACTATTTCAATGTTTTCTTCAGCTAATTCTATAGAAGCTAACGCTGTAATAATTTCAGAGTTAGTCCTAAACACAGTGGACAGCCTTGTCTCTGGTGTAAAATATATATCATCCATTATAGAACTCTTATTTGATTCTGTAAGTATTCATGTAAATTGTCAAGTTTGTTATGTCCTTCTCTTAGTAAAGTTCTAATATAAGCTTGTGTATATTTATCTTTAAATACATTATTTATTTGATCTTCAGGAAGACCGCTAAGCTCTGTAACGAGTCTTCCTTTTTTATCAATAAGTAATCTAAAGGACAATAGATTACCTTCTTTCATATCTCACATACTCCTGCAACACACGCTAAGGTTTGAGTGCCTTCAGTGTTATCGTCTAGCTCTTCAATGTCCCACTCAAAATCTTTAGGGAGTTCTTTAATTTGTTTCATATAAGTTGCTTTGTCTATTTTCTGATACGGTGCTTGCTTATATACATGCTCTGTTTCTGGTAAGAAACTAATGCCACTGACGCTATCAAAGTTTTCCCAGATCCACTGGCACACAGAGTAGAAGTTATCATCATTATAGTAACAAGTCATAGAAGGCTTATGCTCACACCAACTATCTTGATAAACTTTCCACAGCTTTAACTGTTCCATAGCTCCCATGCTTTCTACTGTTACAGCTTTATTAGGGGCCTTCTGAGGAAAGCTAAACACCCAGTTAGAACTATTCATTACGTCTTCTTCGTGCGGGAAACCTGCTTCAATCATAGCAGCAGCAAGAGGATCTTTTTTGTCTGCTCGTACAGTCCTGATGTAGTACTCACTAAAGCGTGGATGAATACCGCTGGCGCTGTCAGTCAACTGAGACACAGTACCAGAGGGCTTAACACAAGTGATCGCAGCGGCCTGATTAATGCCCAGCTTGTTTGCCCACTCTTTGTTGGTTTCTATTGCAACGTCCCTAAGAGTCTCTAAGAGTCTTCCTAGTGCAGCCTCACCCGTTGAGCCGTTAGTAATCTTACAGTCCATAATGCCTGTCATAGATACGCCAAGCAATGCTTCTTCTTCTGTATTCTTTTTCCATATGTTACGAAGGTAACGGAAGTCAGTCATGGTAGCTTGTAGAGTTCCAAGAATAGTAGCTGTGCGTACCTTTTCTTTAAGCGTTTGTAGCGTATCATCTTCTCTTACAACAACCTCAGACAGGTTACAGAACTGGTAAGGTCGTAGGATAATCTCAGAGCAGGGGTTAGTCCCGAACTTGAATGAAGCATCCCTACGCTCGTTACGTGCTGCTACCTTCTGTGCTGCAGTGCGGCTAAAGATACCACGCTCACCGGACTTAGAATCGTACAGCCGCTTCATCTCGGAAGAATACGTATCAAAGTCAGGCTTCTCGGAGTACACGGCGCTGTTGTTTGCTAAGGCTCGTTGACCATTACTTAAATACCACTCACCATTCTTAGCGTTAGCCATGCGGTTGTCGGTAACATTGCTTAAGCTAATAAGAGCTGACCTACGTACACCCCCTACTACAACAATGTCTGCAATCTTACATACTAAATCATGGCACTCTAGTGACGTTAGCTTACGGCCTGCTGCCAGCTTAAATAAATCAACAGTAAAATTAAATAAGTCTGCTAAAGGTTGAGGCCCACTGGCTCTACCTCCAAATGTCTTTAGCCTAGCGCCTGCTGGGCGCACCCTAGTAAGATCACACTTAGGTATTTTACCAGCGTACAAGAGGCTTATAAGCTCTCTGAAGGCGCTTGCCCAGCCTACCTTGCTGTCAGATACAACAACCGTAGAGTCTGTTTCATGGAAGCTGTCAGCAACTTCTGGAAGACTGTTAACGTAATCACGCTCAACACTAAAGCCTACCCCTGTGCCACATAATAATATATACATTAGCTCATCAAAAGAACGGGGGCTATCAATGGGTAGATAAGAACAATTAAAACCCGCTACGTTATCTCGGTGTAAAGCTGCACCTGCTGTCATCATACAGCGCATGCTAGGCATGACTTCTAAGTTGTATATTGCATTAAATAACTCTTCGGCTTCTGAGTCTCCAAGCTGGTTACGATCTACAAAGAAAGAAAGATAACGGTTAACTGTTTCTCCCCACTCTTCTCGGCGCTTATCTTCATCTATGTAACGGGCATACCTACTTTTGTGTATGTATTGTTGATACTGATCCATCTAACAGCTCCTCATCTGCGTCTAGTTTTCTTAATTCTTCTAAGCGAATACTTTTAAAATTCTTATTGTCTTTAGTTACTTTGCCTTTGCGTTTCTTGTTGTACTTATCTCTGCGCTCAGACTTTCTATCGACGTAATTTTTATCCATCATGCTCCAAGATCCTCAACAACTTATCTTCGTACCATGCTGCTTTTCTTAGATCCTCCGTTCCGTTTTTGTACGGATATCGCCAACGATACTTCAGACTGTTTCCTCGTAAATAACCAACAAACTCTTCGTGGCTTAACATGGCGCGTATTCCGTCTATACATTCAATGTCTCCGTTGTTGTAATGCTGAGGCTTGTTAACTGTGTCCCATTCTTGAGGGGTTGCATCATCAATACTGATTTTCTTTTTAGTATGTTGTTTCATTCTTGTTCCTCTGGATAGTCAGGATTAATTTCAATGCGGCAAGAAGCATCAATCCAATCTTTAGGGATGCTATAAACACTGTACCACCTAAAGTCATTTCTTTCTGCCCACTCTGCATGTGATCTTTTAGTACCATCTTTACGCCGCTTTGCTCCCGGCATAGGAGCGGCAGGATCAGCAAATAAAAATACAAGCTCTATGTTTTTTGGTAAAGCTTTTTTAATCCACACATATTTATTATGCTCGGCATGATCCCAGAACCTTCCCTTAGCTTCTAAAAAAATAATTTTGTTTTTTATTTTTTTTATAAAGTCTGGATGGTATGTATGCTTAACGATATAGTCAACGGTATCTGTGTGTATATCCCAATCTTTTAAGATGCCTGTATGTAGTTCATATTCCCAATTAGAATCATAGCCTTTCACTACTTCTTTTTCTACTGGTCTTTTAACTCTACGTTTGCGCAGCCCTGATTTTATTTTAACAGTCACTCTATATCCTTAAGAGTTAAATGGTCTATAGCATTTAATTTTTTTAGTTTTTGTTTAATACCTTTATAAGAAAAAGGCATAGACCTTGCCGTACCCTTTTGATTATAAACAAGTTTATTATAAGAAGAGTGTTTAACTTTCAAGGCTTCTTCTTCAGACACTAAAGTCTTTAGCCATTCAACAGAAAGTTCTTTAGCTTTTTTATTTATGCGCTTTGCTTTTCTACCATTCATATACTTCATCTACCTTGGGTTCAGATTTAACTGTAGTAAAATATGTTAAACCTTTAGCGTATCTAAATGCTCTTAAACCTTTGCCATTATTAGAATCTTTAAAGCATTCTTTTTTGTGTGGGCAGTACATACAGTTTTTAGCAATCCGCATATTGCCTGCCTTACCTTCTGCTATAGGAGCATAACATAACTCAGGAGGAGTTTCCAAGTCAAGTTTCTTTTTAAGATCTTTAATATGATTTTTAATGTTAGGCTTATCTAATTCATCTGGCTGATGAAAACATAACTCCCCTGTCTCTTTATTAATAACAAGAAATCCTGAATCAGTTGTTCCTTCAGCTTCTTCATAAGCCGTGAGCTGAGCAATGTAGCCGAAAGGATCATCCTCTCTAAGGATACCCTGTCTAAATTTACTAAAGGAAAAACCTGACGCAGATTTAACATCAACAACAACATCATCAATCTTACAATCCATGTGTCCTTTGATACCTTCAATCTCAATTTCTTTTTGTTCATCTGTTACTTTGTGGCCTGAAAGCCTGACTAACAAAAGAATAACTTCTTCTAGTAAATGCCCGTATAAAAATTTAATAAACAAAGAAGGTTCAAGTCTTTTGTTTTCAAGCTCTGTTTTTTTATCAAACCAAAGCCGCCTAGCAGGCTTACCTATGTTAGACATTCTTAAATAAAACTTGTTATCTTTTTGTTGCGGCGTAGCCCAAGATTTAATTACTTCTTTTATAGACTCACCAAATTCATCTATAGTTTTATCTGAAAGGTTTAAAGGCCCGTCATTTAAAACGTCTAATTTTTTATAGATATCTTCTACTATATTCATTTGCGATGCCTTACGAATCTGCATTTGCGGGTGTGTGAATTGTAGTGGAGATACTGAACTCCAAGTTGTTTTTGAAGCGGTGTCTTAGATGCAAGCCTACCATCCTTGTAAGACTTAACATCTATAAGAGTAACCTTTCCTTCAGGATCTAGCGCAACAATATCAACAGGGCCTGTGCAACCGCAGTTTTTAAATACATGGTAGCCATTGTCCCATAACCAAGTGATAGCATAATGTTCTGCTAAGTCTCCTATCCTGCTAGAATCATGGTCTGGTTTGTTGTTTGTTATTTTAACTGGCTTCATTAGAAGTGTTCTCCACTAATTTATATTCCCAAAGGCCCCGTTGTCTTTGGCCTCTAGGTCTTTTCATTACGGTGTGACCACCTTCACTCTCTCTCCTAAACATGCGTAATGTAGCTGATACGCTTGCTTCAGGATCTCCTGTCTTCTCAGAAATTTCTCTTAGCGTTAACCAAGAAGAAGCCCCTAGCATTAGAAACCAAATCCTATCTTTTTGTTTTTTTAATCTTTTGTAATCATACTTAGGATTGTACACGATACCTTTATGATCTTGTTCTTGCTCAAATAAATCTGCTTGTTTCATGTTAGTGTGTTTCACTCCAGTTATCTCCTACTTTGTATTCCCCATCAAGAGGACATTTAAGTTTAAGAACCTTACCAGCTTCAATGATTGCCTCAACACCTAGCCTACCTACTTCATCGGCTTGATCT